GTAAAATTTAGTTCATTAGTACTTGTTAAATCTTCGTGAAGCACTACATTTGTAGTACTATTTGCAATATCTATACTAGCTTCTATCATTAAGAAGTTTGAATATGGTTGGTTAAATTCAGCTAGAAAATTTGAAGAACAAGTAGCAGTTTCACAAGTACCCCCATCAGCTAAAACATAAGCCTCAAAAGTATCTTCTATTAGTCCCAATGCACTATTATCAATAGCGTAATTAATATTAAAATACTTACAAAAACTCATATAGTCTCCGTATACATTACCTGTGAATTTTCTAGTATTCTCTCTATAAAACGATATAATGCTTTTAGCATTTTTTGCATTAATGTTTCATCCGTAAACTCTGTATATTCTTCCCAAGCCCTACACCATAAGTTATTACTTTGTGGGTAAGTATCTAGCACATATGTAGCCTTAAGCCCTATGCAATCTTCAAATACCCACCAATCAATTTTACTTGTGCCTGTATGAAATAATGTATCTATTTCCTTTGCATTATTCTTAAACCCTCCATTAGATGCGAAAAAGCCTAATTTATTTACGAGCATCCAGTTAGGAGTTGTAATATTCATTTCTACATCATCAATAGAGTAAGACCCACCTGATAACCCATCAGTTCTGTATTTCAAAAATCTTAGTTCTAAGGTGTCCCAAACGGGTATTTTTAAGAATGAAGTAAGTAATTTAACACTTGTGGTTTTATTGCTTACCCCACTTATAAATTCTGCACATCGACTAGCAGTGTTAAAAGACCATACTTTATAAGGGTAGCTTAATCCATTTGCGTTTATATCATCAAAATAATAATCACTTGTAGCACCTGTGCCTACGACTATTTGATAGTTAAACCCATCCCCATCTACATAGTCGCTTGAATTTGTTATATATTTAAACTTAACAAAAACATTAAAATATTCATTTAACGCAAGAGGATTAACGATGCTGTTTAAATCGCTTATGCTTAATGTAGATAAATTTCGCAAATAGTCAACGTAGTCAACAGAGCCCGAAGAAGCCTCGTATTCGTCAATTCTAGTAAATACATTATCATACTTACTATCCATTAATGATGAGTAGCTACTAGGGATAACATCTGTAATAGTGCTAAAAGTACCTACTGTGCTCCAATTAGCGTCAATATCATCTACTAAATCTTGGAATCCATAATTTTTTAGTATGTTTTTTCTTTGATAAGGGTAATTAAATTTTAAATAACCAATAGGTCTTTTAAGTGTAACTATTTGATTTTTATCTCTCCAAATATACTCTCCACCCATATTTATAGTATCATTAAAACTAATAATACCATCATCTAAATATCCCCCATCAGAATCATATAGCTTATAAGGGACTTCGTTATTTGCAGTGGTCGCTATTTCATTAATATTTAAAATAGTCCACGTGCAGTCTGAATTGTCTAAGTATAAAATACACCCTAGTCCTTGCAATAGTTTTGAAAGTATTTCGTGACAATTTCTAGCCTCCCCCGTTTCCCAATCAATAGCGGAAAATTTTGAAATTAGAATATCATCAAAATATTTAGTAACATTATCATTTTTTAGATTACAAGCTACCTTAATATTTAACTCATTATTAGTAAAAGAAAGCAACTCCGAAATATACTCTATTAATTCAGCCCCTGCCATTGGGTCGTATGGACGCATAGCGTACCTGTCAGTACGAGAATATTTCATATCCTTTAGCACTCCTAAATTATCAGTTGCGGTTAGTCTATAATAGTAAGCATCTTGCCACTCATATTGGATATCAGAAGTAATTAAATAACCTTGCCAATTTAAAGTGCTTGTAGCACCATTATCGGTCATTTCGTATAATCTTACTAGCCAATCGGTGTTATCTTGGAACGTAAAAAAGTTTTCAGGCTGTGGCACATCATCGGATGCCCTTAGTGGGTATAATATGTTAATCTCCGCACTCGATACCCTAAAAGGACTAAATGCAAAATCTTCTGAACTCTTATAGGATAGAACAAAAGGGCTATTACTAGGAGTTAACTCTACTAAATCGTAGGTAGTTGCTACACTTTCTTTTTGTAGAAATACCACTCGATAATATAAAGTTTCTTTGTCACTAGTCTTTAAAGTATCAAACTCAAAAAAATATTTATCGTTATAAACCATTATACTAATCTATCTAATCTACCTTGATAATTTTGCAAAACTCCATATAGTTTATCCCCTCTTATTTCAAATGCTACTGTACCACTATTAGAAGAAGTACTAACTGATGTCGCAACCCTTTGCCCTGTTGAACCTCCACCACCTAGCAACCCACCTGTTAAAGTATTGAGGATGTTGCCGAATAAACTAACACCTGTGCCCACCGAACTCGCAGCAACGCCAAACCCTCCAAGTATCGCCGAAAGTATAGAAGCCACTGCAATAGCACTTAATAGCTTTTTAATCATATTCAAAATTGCCGCTCCTAATTCTTGGAAAAAGCTAGTACCATTTACCATTGCTGCATCAAACGCAGAAGTTAAACCAGTGCCTAAAGTAGATACTAAGGCTTGTGCTTGTAAGTTAGCCGCTTCGATTTCTTTATCTATTGGCATACTCCCACCGCTTACATCATCTCTTTTTGTGTTGAGAAACTTTTGAAGTGATGCTTGTGTTTCATCTGTTTGCTTTTTTAAATCCCCATTAACTAAGTCTCTAAAAAATGGGTTATTTACATAGGCATCACCTGGAATACTTAAACTCTTAGGGCTTTCTCTATATAGTTTAAATAGTTCTTGAGCCGTTTGCATCTGCTCCTTAGCACCCTCCATCATTTGCAAAGGTTCACTAAAATCTCTACCTATTGCTTTTGGTTTATTAGGTGTCCCAAACGATTTTGTTAGTTCAGATTCTGGAGTTTTAGATAACTCTTTGTTTAGATTTTTTTGGGCTTCTGAAACTGCATCTATTTGAACTTTTAAAAATTGGTTACCTGTTGCTAATGCCGAAATCCTCGTTAATGCTTCAGTCCAACTATTACTTTCAAATATCTTAACCGCTTCATTTGCTCCATCTACTATCTGTTTAAAAAAGATACCTATGTTACCTTTTTGCACTGCCATTGTAAAGGAATTATCTAGTCGATTTATAGATGCTTGTAAATTATCTACGTTCCCCGTTATTTTATCACCAAATGTGCTATTTAATTCTTTAGCTAATTTAGGTAGTAAATCACCCGCTAATACCTCTCCATTCTCTAACATCTTACCTAGTTCGGCAGTTGTTACACCCATAGCTTTAGCAGCAAGGTTAAAAGCACCTGGTAATCTTTCTCCTAATTGACCTCTCAATTCCTCCGCTTGTACTGTACCCTTTGAAATCATTTGGCCCATAGCATTTAGTGCACCTTTTAAATCATCGTTAGATAATTTTAAAACCGATGCCGCCTTAGCTACTGATTGAAATATATAATCTGTTTGCTCTAATGATACGTTAGCACTTAACGCAGATGCCGAAAAGTTTTTATAAGAATCGGCAACGGCTATTAAATTTAACCCGTATTGATTTGCAAATTCTGAAAGTCTTTGGAATTGTGTCGCAGCTTTTTCGGTACTGCCCATTATCGCAGTCATAGAAGCGTTTATAGCATCTAATTTAAGTGCTCTATCAAATGATGCACTTAATGCGGATGTAGCCGCTTGTAAACTTACATAGCTTAATGCTAATGTTTTTATTGTATCACCTAATTGAGAAAATGAACTTTGTGCGGTACTAATTGAATTACCTGTTTTTGATGCAAAAGAAGATATTTCACTATTTGCTCTATCTAAACTAGATTTAAGGTCTTTTATGTCAGCACTAAGCGATACTATTAAGTCTTCTTTCATATTCCTCGTTTCTTTTGATGCTTTCTAAAATCCTATCCCTATCCTCTTTCGTAATTGTTTTAGTTTTTCTGCTTAGATTATCTATCCATAATGGAATCAGTTGCTTAGGAGTTTTTTGATGTTGTTTACTTACATTAGTGTTTAGAACAAACGAGCAAAGTACCCTTAATTTATCCCACTCGTTAGCTTCTTTTTTTGCATTATAAATTACCATTCTCAAGTAATCTACAAATCTTAAATCCCAAAACTCATTAGGTTTTAGCCCGATATTCATTACTGCATTATCGAGCAAATTATCCCAAGTTATTTTTTTTTTTCAGTATCCTCACCACTAATTGCCTTTAGGGCATTTAACATTTCATTGGTTAGCGATACAACACTATTCATAAATTCTTTTATAACTCTTAGCTGGTCGGTGTAGCTTACATCGTCCATCATTCGCAAAACATCTTCTTTTGTAATGGTTAAAACTTCGCCTTTACTCCTTGCGTTCCCCACTAACCCACAAAATATAATATCGGCAGTCATTTCAAGTTGTGAATAATCATCCCCAACCTCTTTTATAGTGCCGATATCTACGCCAGTGAGTTTAGTATATTGCTCTAATGCATAATTTGCAAACTTTAAGCCTTTTACCTCACCACCTAGTTGAATTTCAATAAATCCATTCATTATACAATAGTTTCGATAGTTAATGCTCCAGTTCCTGCGAATGATACCGTACCACTTGTTTTGTCACCTTGTGGACCAGTGTAAGTAACACCATCTACATAAGCCGAACCCGTAAACGATTTATCACCAGTTACGCCGTTTGTTACAACAACAGATAATTCTGTTTTACCATTCCACGCCGCAACTAAGTCCGCCATATCGTAATCAGAACTTTGGAAATCTACAATGAAATCTGCCGTTACACTCCATTCAGAATTACCCGCTAAAATTTTCTTTTTACCACCGCTTGATTTACTAGTAATTTCAAACATATTGGTAGCCATTGTTAACTCACAATTCGTTAATTCAGCAATTGTTACCGAACCAACCTTTACTACCATTAAATCGCCATTAAATACTGCCATCTCTTTATTATTTTATTTGTTAAACTTCTTGAATTAAATGCTTAAATCTTATTACCCTTTGGACTAAAACGCCATCAGATACTAGTGTTTCGTTTGTTGTTGTATTGTCTAGTTCGGATAAAATCATATAAAAGTCAGGGCTTAAATCTAAGTAACCCGCTTGTCGTGTTCTTATTCTCTCTATAATTTGGTCGCTTATAATAGATGCTTGTTTTTTACCTCCAAATGAGTTTGCAAACTTTGTGTAAACGTCAATCGTTACATATACTTCTTGCCCGTAGCTAGATTTACTACCCTCCCCTTGCTCCGTTGCGCTTACATTGCTAAATAGCACATAAGGTGTATTCGCATCAGCAGGAACACTAGAAGCATCGTACATTGGCACGTTTGCACCATTAGAAGCTAAATTCCCGTTTAGTTCTTCCCAGTACTTTTGTTGCAAAATGTTAAAGCAATCTTTCATAAAACAAATATACAAATAATGCTAATAATTTTAGCAAATTAATTTTTTCTTATCAAATTCCCCTCTTTATCCTCTTTCGGTTTGTTCACGTAAGAACATTTACAGTTTATTACGTTTATCGCTCCACCATCGGGGTCGTGTGGGTATTTCATTAATACACCGCCTACATTAAATCTCTCTTTGCCGAACTCAACTCGTTTCATATTCATAGCTAAATGCCATTCTCTAGGTTGTCTAGGGTGGTCGTGAATCCAAATCGTTTCAAACTCATACGGATAATCTTCTGTTTGCAATTCCTTTGCTCTAGCAGCACACATTCCCGTTTCTGTTCTACTTATCATTAAGGCTCTAGACTTATTCATCCCCGTATATTCAACTACTCGTTTAGATACTTGTCTAATTGTATCGCCGTTATCCAATCCATCTTGCAAGGCTTTTCTTACTAGCTTCTTAGTCGTTTCGGTAATATCCTTAGCGTGTTTGTCGTAGCCGTATTGTCTAATATAACTAGCCATTTCACGTTTAAACTGCTCACTGCCGAATCCTACTCCTAATCTTGAATCTTTCGGTAAGAACTTCGAGTACATACGTGCTACTTGTCGCCCCGTTTTATCCGCTACTATTGGAAGAAACTCCAACATTGCACTTTGTATAGGCACTTCATTTATTAACACACCTGACAAGCCTAAAACCGCACCAATCGAACTTGTACCCTCCAATGATTTAAGTATTGGCTCTATTTGCTCCCTCAATGCCCTTGCATAGCGTCTATAACCTAACAAGATAAGCCTATCAAGATAGTTATCCCAATCACGTGTTATTTTTGCTATATCCTCGTTATTCATTTGGATAATCGAAGTTTTTTAGTGTATCGTTTAGGTCAAGTGTTGTTTGGTCCAAAGGTACTAGCGTACTAGGGATATAAATCTTATCCATTAGAGGGTCTGTACTTTCCTTCGCATTCATCATTTTTAGTTTTTGGTTTGGACTAAACCACCAAGCCATCTCCAACGATTTAACCATCTCTCCTAAATCTTGTTGCATTTCAGGAAAGTGAGCAATAGAATATTCAACAATCCCTACTGAATCATCAAAACATTCATCTAACCCCTCTGTAATGAGGTTTAATATAGGCACTACAACATCGTTAATAAATGCTTTCTTAGCTTCTTTCTTGTTGTTATAACTTGCCGAATCTACACTAAAGATAATCGGGTCAACACCAAAGGCTATGCACAACTCATTTCTATCAAATGCAATCGAATCTAATAACTGCAAATCTACTGGTGTCTCTCCAATCTTCTGATATTTAACACTGCCGTTTGTTCCACTTATTCTGTGGGAATTATTTGTACCCGTAACCCTTGATGCTAAAACCTGATTTAATTGTGCTACTTCTTCAACGCTTAGTGGCATTTGAGGATTATCACCCGTAATCAACCCCGCTACCCCTCCGTTAATGAATGCTTTTATCTTCGCGTTTACTGCTTCATTGCTAGACTGCATTGTTTTTAGTGCTGCAAGTAATGGACTTTGTCCGTATAACTGCGAACCGCTTACATCATAGTTAGGATTGAAGTATTTTATGTGAATGATTTCATCAGGTGCAAACTCTACAGTTTGATTGCCTAACATTAAACGATAACCTGCTACTGGCTCATTAACTCCCCCACCCATAATTTGTACATATTGAGATGGTAAAGTGTATAGCTTTGCAGGTCTGCCCTTATTCGCTCCAGTTTGATATGTTAGCTTGTAAATATAAATATCACCAGTGATAAGCAACCAAGAAACCAATCCCTCGATAAATTGCGAACCCCTGTCCATTTCATTAGGGCGTTTCAGTATCTTGTTTAGATAACTATCCTTAGATTGTGGAATCGTTTCACCCTTAGCGTTCATTGTTGCTCCATAAACTCTAGCGGCTGCAACCTTACCCGAAATCAGTCGAATTATCGAATAAACAGATACGTTTTCTTGATACCCATTTCTTACAAATGTTTCTTTATTTGTATTGTAGGTAAAAAATCTACCATTGAAGTAAGAGTATATTGATTGAAATAATTTATTGGCATCCGCTGAATAATTAGGAGTAAGCCAACTTATTGCCTTTTGGAATAAATTCATTTTATGAAGTTTAAAACAAAAATACTAAAATTATTAGCATTTATCAAAATATAGCTACTTCAAATCTATTCAATTCGAAATACATCCTAAACATTAACATATCTGAAATGTCGGGACTTCTACCTAATTTCTCTTTTACCTTGTCCTTTGGCATTACTGCAAGTTTATTATCCTTATCTGCGTTGTGCCTCCAAACATACTCTAGCTCCTCGTT